GTTTTAAACAAAGAGGTGTTAGAGTAAAAGACGATGCAACACCAATACAGCCAGGAGAATTTAAAGATGTAGATACTCCGGGTGGCAATCTAAAAGATGCCTTCGTATTCCTTCCATACAAAGAACCATCAGCAACTTTATTACAGTTGATGGGAATAGTTGTTCAAGCAGGACAAAGATTCGCGTCAATTGCTGACATGCAAGTCGGTGACGGGAACCAACAGGCTGCTGTTGGTACGACTGTAGCTCTATTAGAACGTGGTTCAAGAGTCATGTCAGCTATCCATAAGAGATTGTATGTTGGATTAAAATCAGAATTTAAATTACTATCAAAAGTATTTGCTACATACCTTCCACCAGAATATCCTTACGATGTTGTAGGTGGACAAAAAAATATTAAGGTTGCAGATTTTGATGACAGAATAGATGTACTGCCAGTTGCAGACCCTAATATATTTTCTATGTCTCAAAGAATATCACTTGCTCAAACTGGTTTACAAATGGCAATGTCAAGTCCACAAATACATAATTTGTATAATGCATACAGAAAAATGTACGAAGCACTTGGTATAAAAGATATCGATAGAATTTTACCACCACCTGCACCAACTGCACCTAAAGATCCAAGTCTTGAACACATAGATGCATTAGGTGGAAAACCTTTTCAAGCATTTCCAGGTCAAGACCATAGAGCACATGTTACAGCGCACTTAAATTTTATGTCAACTAACTTAGTTAGAAATAATCCTCCTGTTATGGCTGCAATGCAAAAAAATATTTTAGAACATATTAGTTTAATGGCTACAGAACAGGTACAATTAGAGTTTAGAGAACAAATGGTGCAGTTACAGCAACTTTCACAACAAGCAGCAACTGATCCACAAGCTCAAGAACAAATACAACAAATGTCACAAGCTATAGAAGCAAGAAAAGCAGTGTTGATTGCAGAGATGACAGGTGATTTTATGAAGGAAGAAAAAGAAATTACATCACAATTTGACTCTGATCCGTTATTAAAACTAAAATCACGTGAAGTTGACTTAAAAGCAATGGAGAATCAACGTAAACAGGAAGAAACAACTGCAAATCAACAACTTGAAAGAGCAAAATTACTTCAAGCACAACAATTAAACCAACAAAAGATGGAACAGAACGAAGAATTAGCAGAATTAAGAGCTGACACATCTATCGAGAAGCAAGAAATGGCAAATGATGCTAGATTTGCACTTGAAAACATGAAACCAAACAAGTAAAAGGAGTTATTATGATGAATTACAAAACAGGCGGTAAAAAAGTTGCAATGCCAGAGCAAGAAAAGGTAGTTGACCCTAGATCTGAAAAAAGTTTTAGAGGAAAAAGCTATATTGCTAAAGGTGATAGCAATCCAGTTAAAGGAACTGGTGCTGCAAGAAAACAAAAAGACGTAACCTGGTATTAGTCCATGGCGTTTCCAATTTTAGGTGCATTAAAACTAGCGATGAACGCTGGTTCGCACATTTATAAAAAGAAAAAAGAAACTCAAATGATGATGGCTAACGCACAAGCCAAACATGCAGAAAAAATGGCGAACGGGGAATTAGAATACTCCGGCAAGTTATTAGAAGCGCGTCAATCGGACTGGAAAGACGAGTTCGTTTTGGTCGTGCTAACGCTGCCAATTTTAGTGATCGCGTACGGGGTCTTCTCGGATGATCCGGGTGCTTCTGCCAAGATAAAAGAGTTCTTTGATCAATTCCAGCAGCTCCCGTCATGGTTCACAAACCTTTGGATCCTTGTCGTGGCGAGTATTTATGGTATAAAGGGAACACAAATTTTTAAAGGCGGTAAAAAATAATGAGAAAATATTTAACAAATAAAATTATCAGTGCTATCAAGCCAAGTGTACCTACAACAAAATTAGGTAAAGCTAAGAGCGAATTAGCAAAAGCTATACAAAAAACAAAAGGTTCTAAAGCAAAATTAAAACAAACATTGTTTGAAATAGAAAACAAACAACCTCTAACTTTTGGAAGTAAACGTGGAATTAAAACTAAATCTAATACTGAAAAAGCAAAAGAAGCAAAAGCTAAAAAAGCTGAAAAGTTTGAAGAAACAATGAAAGAAAATAAAAAAGCAATAAAAAACATTATGAGAGGCGGAAAAAAATAATATGAGAATGAGTTATAAAAAAGGTAAAGAAGTTAAAAAGAAAAGTAATTTTGGAATGTTAAGTGTAAAAGCTGGCATAGACAAAAACCCTAACCCAACACAAGCAGATAGAATTGCTGGTGCAAAAATGGGTGACAGAAAAAAAGCAATGGGAGGCGGCATGATGAGAAAAACTTTTAAAAAAGGTGGATCAGGAAAAGATACTCATGTAACTAAAGACGGACGTACGGTTAAAAAAGGTTTGTATTATTACATGAACAGAGCCAAAAAAAGAGGCACTAGCAAACCTGGTAAAGGTTCTGTAACTGACAAAGCTTTAGCCAGATCAGCTAAGACAGCTAAGAAGCCAACTAAAAAAGCGTAATGAGAAGTAGGGAGAACCCTATAAGAAAAACCACTACTAAAGGTGGTAACTACAGACCAACAAAATCTGGAGCAGGTATGACTAAGAAGGGTGTCGCTGCTTACAGAAGAGCAAACCCTGGAAGTAAATTAAAAACAGCCGTAACTGGAAAAGTGAAACCAGGATCAAAAGCTGCAAATCGACGTAAGTCGTATTGTGCACGTAGTGCAGGACAATTAAGAAACTCGTCAGCAAAAACTCGTAACGATCCTAACTCACGAATAAGACAGGCACGGAGAAGATGGAAATGTTAAATGAGTCCCGAAACAGTAATATATAAATTACAAAGAGCATTAGAATTACAATTAGAAAACCTAACCAATGTCATAACCACCGGTGTTGACAGTATGGAAAAATATAGATATATATTAGGTCAAATCAATGCATTGGAATCAGTGCGTCAGGAACTTTCTAGCCTGCTTAACTCAAAGGAGAAAAATGAAGGAACAGTCATCGACATTGGAGACCACAAATCCAAAGATAGTACTACCGAATAAAGATTTAGTCGGTATAAAAAAATCAGAAACAAAAAAAGAAGTTACAAAAGAAAAAACAAAATTACCAAAACCTACTGGTTGGAGAATGCTTGTTTTACCATTTAGAATGGATGAAAAAACAAAAGGCGGAATCTTACTAGGCAATGAAACTATAGACAGACAACAAGTAGCATCACAATGCGGAAACGTACTTGCGATGGGAGATGCTTGTTATAAGGATAAGGAGAGATATCCAAATGGTCCATGGTGCAAGGTTGGTGATTGGGTGGTCTTTGCACGTTATGCAGGATCACGAATAGAAATTGACGGTGGAGAAGTACGTCTTTTAAATGAAGACGAAGTGTTAGCAACAGTTGAGGATCCAACAGATATCCTCCACAAATATTAACATAGGAAGGAAACTATGCCAGAAGCAAATAAAATAAAACAAGACGAAGTGATGGTAGATTTAGATACTTCAGGTCCAGATACCGAAGTTAATTTACCAGAAGAAGAAGTAAAACAAGTTGCAGAAAACACGGAACAAGAAACAGTAAAAGAAGAAACAGCAGAACCAGAAAAAGTAGAAACAGTAAAACAGGACGAAGAATTAGAGGACTATAGTAAAGGAGTTCAATCACGTATTGCAAAACTTACTCGTAAGATGAGAGAAGCAGAACGTAGAGAACAAGCTGCTGTAGAATATGCACAAGCGGTAGAAAAGAAAAGACAAATGGATCAAGAAAGATTCAATAAAGTTGATTCTGATTATACAAAAAAATTTGAAGACAATGTAAAACTAGGAATGGAGTCAGCGCAAAAAGAACTTGCAATGGCTATTGAAGCTGGTGATGCAACTGCTCAAGTTGAAGCTAACAAAAGAATTGCTGCACTTGCATTTGAAAATGCTAAGTTAGAGCAAAGAAAACAAGAATTAATTGTACAAGAACCTGTACAATTATCAGACGGTGGTAGATTACCTCCTCAACCCACAACACAAGATTTACCAGCACCGGACCCTCGAGCAGAGGAATGGGCAGCTAGAAATACTTGGTTTGGACAGGACAGAGCGATGACTTACACTGCATTTGAGATCCATAAAGATCTTGTAAATGAAGGGTTTGATCCTCAATCTAACGATTATTATGCAGAAGTTGACAGAAGAATTAAAGTTGACTTTCCGCACAAATTTGGTAATACTGATACTAAGCAAACGGCCAAGCCCGTTCAGTCGGTCGCTTCAGCTAATAGAAGCGTAAAATCTGGTCGCAAAACTGTGAGACTCACATCTTCACAGGTAGCAATAGCTAAAAAATTAGGTGTGCCACTAGAAGAGTATGCAAAACAAATAAAACTCACGGAAGGAGCATAAGCATATGAAAAAAGACGAAACACAAAAAGTAACTTCTCGTGCGAGCCAAACTCGGTCAAAAACTGAAAGACCAAAAGAGTGGGCTCCTCCATCTTCTCTAGATGCACCGACTGCGCCGGATGGATTCCGACACAGATGGATACGGGCAGAGAGTTTAGGATTTCAAGATTCTAAAAATATCTCTGGAAGATTAAGATCTGGATATGAATTAGTGAGAGCTGATGAATACAAAGATTCTGATTATCCTGTAATCACTGATGGTAAATACGCAGGCGTGATTGGAGTAGGTGGCCTTGTACTCGCAAGGGTGCCCGAAGAAATCGCGAAGGCAAGAACTGAATACTTTAAGCGTCAAGCTCAAGGTCAAGACGAAGCTGTAGAAAACGATTTAATGAGGGAAGAGCACAAGAGTATGCCCATCAATGTTGATAGGCAGTCTCGCACAACCTTCGGTGGCAAAAAGTAATTTTACTTAAACCAACGAATTAAATTAACCGAACTGGAGGCCCTTAGGGGCAGGTTCATAAGGAGATAAGACTATGGCTAATAGACAAACAGCAGGATATGGTTTTAGATCGGCTGGTACTTTAGGTAATACACCTGCGGTACAAGGTTTATCTAAATACTTTATCGATGCCGCTGTAGACATTGATTTGTTTTACGGCAGCGCAGTACAAGTTACAGCAGGTTATGTTGTAACAGCTGAAGATGCAGCTACGGCTGAATCAATTGGTGTCTTATATGGTATCTTTTATGAGGATGCGTCGACGTTGAAACCAACGTTCAACAATCATTATAATGGTGCTATTACACCAGCAACAGCGAAAGACGGCGGTGATATCGTAGCTTTTGTTAATGACTATCCTTGGCAGGTTTACCACGTAGCAGCAGATGCAGCAGTAGCTGCAAACATTCCTGCAGCGCACGCAGTTTACTTAGACACTTTCGATGTAAACTCAGCAGCAGGTAGCACTACTACAGGTATGTCATCTAACACACTAGATATCGGCGACTCACACGCAACAAATAACACTTGGAGACTATTAAGAGGTGTTGAAGACCCTGAGAATGGGGACTTAACGGCAGCATTTTGTAATGTTGAAGTTGTTCAAAACTTGAACCAATACATTGATAGTTCTGGGTCATAAGGAATAGGAGATAAATTATGGCAATATCACGACACCAACTCGTAAAAGAGTTAGAGCCAGGATTGAATGCACTATTCGGCCTGGAATACAAAAGGTATGATAATCAGCACGCTGAGATTTATACTAACGAAACATCTGACAGAGCTTTTGAAGAAGAAGTTATGTTATCTGGTTTCGGAAACGCAAGTGTAAAGAGTGAAGGTTCTGGAGTAGCATTTGATAATGCACAAGAATCTTACTCTGCTAGATACACTCATGAAACAGTTGCTTTAGCATTTGCTATCACTGAAGAAGCTATCGAAGATAATCTTTACGATAGAATTTCTTCTAGATACACAAAAGCTCTAGCAAGATCTATGAGTAATACTAAACAGGTAAAAGCAGCAGCACCTTTAAATAACGGTCTACCAAGTGTAGATGGTTTTGATTCAGGTGATGGTGTTTCTCTGTTTTCAACTAACCACTCAACGGTTAGCGGAACAGCTGTTAAAAATACACTTACAACACAAGCAGACTTAAATGAAACTTCATTAGAGCAAGCGATGATTGACATTGCTGGTATGACTGAT